TACTATTCTAACATCTATGTTGTCAGCGATCCTAAACATCCTGAGAACGAAGGCAAAGTGTTCTTATTTAAATATGGTAAGAAAATATTTGACAAGTTATCAGAGGCGATGAACCCTCACTTTGAAGATGAGAAGGCAGTAAACCCATTTGATTTTTGGGAAGGTGCTAACTTTAAATTAAAAATCAGAAAAGTTGATGGTTATTGGAACTATGATAAATCTGAATTTGAGCCAGTTAGTAGATTAAAACCTACCGATGATGAGATTGACAAAATCTGGAAATCTCAATACGCTCTAAAAGCCTTCATTGATCCTAGTAATTTTAAATCTTATGATGAACTCAAAGAGAAACTGAATAAGGTACTTACTGGAACAAGAAGTACGGAGTCCGTAGAAGACATAGACCTCCCACCAGTCAGCAATGACTTACCTAAGTCTTCTAACGGTGCCGTAGAGAAAGAGGAAACGTCTAACGATGGAGATGATCTGTCGTATTTTAGTAAATTAGCTGAAGACGATTCCTAATATCTATCTCTCTCACTTTCTCAAACGGGTAGCCTTCGGGCTACCCACACCACAATGAAGTTTAAAAGATTACCTAACATTGATAGACGAGCATACAAGGGCTTATTCAAGCCACTTAATCCACAAAAATACAAAGGCAACGTAAAGAACATAACATATAGATCAAGTTGGGAGAAAAGATTTATGGTCTATTGTGATAAGACTAGACAGATTGTAGAATGGGGTAGCGAAGAACTTTTTATACCTTACAGAGGTGTAGATAACAAGCCACACAGATACTATCCAGATTTCTATATGAAGGTTAGACAACCCAACGGCACATTTAAAAAATTCTTAGTAGAAATTAAACCCAAATATCAGACAAGAAAACCACAACCAGGTAAGATTAAATCAGCATATTTTAAGAAGTCATTATTGACATATGAAACAAACAGACGTAAATGGTCAACAGCGTTTGCTTTCTGTAAAAAGCACAATATGTCATTTAAAATACTGACGGAAGATCATCTAAAGACCTTTTAAATCATCATAAATAGTAGTATGGCAAGTGTATTTGACACGATAAAGATGAAGGCAGGAGATACTGACCGTTCTAATAACTGGTACAGAGGACAAGTTAATAGAATTGCAAGCGGTACTACTGCTAGAGAATTGTTTAGACAAGGTAAACTAGCAAGACGACCTAGTGTAGGTAGACTAAATCTATTTGGGTATAATCCTAAATTAAGAAGAACTTTACCATACTATGATGTGTTCCCGTTAGTATTACCATTAGAGGCAATACCAGGTGGGTTTATAGGCATGAACTTTCATTACCTACCACCACTATTAAGAACAAGATTATTAGAACGTATGCAGGCAAGAGCAACAGATAAAAGATTTGATAGTAATACAAAGTTTGATGTGACCTATACAGATGTTAAAAATTTAAGAATAGTTAAACCTACAATTAAAAAATATTTGTACCCATATGTTCAGACAGGTTTTTTAAGAATAAATGCTGACGAGGCTGCAACAGCGATATATTTACCTGTGCAAAGATTTAAGAAGGCCTCAGAAACAAGAGTATATGCAGATAGTAGGAGATTTATCTAATGGCAATAGCAAGAGTAGGTAAACGATTTGGTGTATTTGATATTAGAATAGGATTACCTAGAGATAAAGGTTTTGATCCTGTTGAGGCAAGTAAACGTATTTCACAAAGAGCAAACCCACAAACTACAATCAATAAGTTTAGAGCATTAGTATCAAGTGGTGAAGGTCTTGCTAGATCAAATAAATTTATTGCAGTAATAAACTTCCCATCAGGTGTGACAGCACAGACAGACTTTGATGGTTCAGAGTTTCAGGAATATCAAACAGCGACAGATTTTACAACTAATTTAAAAAATGATATAAGGGAAAGATTATTCTTTTTCTGTGACGGTGCAAGTATGCCAGGTAGAACTATAACAGATGAAACAAATGACCAGTTATATGGTCCTGAAAGAAGCATTGCAAGAGGTGTTTCTTATGACGATATAACACTCACTTTCTATATGGATCAAAATATGGCAGAACAAGTTTTATTCAAGTCATGGCAGAATATGGCGATAAGTCCTAACACATACAATTCAAACTACTATGATGAATACACAGGTAGCATAGACATATATCCATTAGTAGCATTATCAGATGGTACGATACCTAGAGCAGACGCAAATGAAACACCTGCTCAAGGCGAACCGCTTGCAAGAGCAACATTAGGTGCAAACTTCACACACCTTGTTGAAGCATTTCCTAAAACGGTTGCACCGATAGAGATGTCATACTCAAACAACAACGCATTAGCAAAATTAAGTGTAACCTTCTCATACAGATACGCTGTGACACCTGCTGATCTAGCAGTGACAGGCGCTTCAGGTCCTAATAGAGTGACAGGAAGATTGAGAGGTGACGTAAGATTACCGACCGAAGACATAGATCAGAGGTTCGGTAAAACATTAGGTGGTATAATTAAGAAGTTACCACCTGAATTAAGAAGAGCAGGCCGTGATGTAATTAATCAGGCAAAGACAAGATTCCCAATAGGTAGAATCTTTGGTGGTAAAGTATTCCCACCGTTCTTCTAAATAGATTATATTATATAATAAGGAGTTAAATAATGGCAATACCGAAGATAGTGACACCTACATATGAGTGTGAATTACCTTCTACAAAACAAAAAATCAAATACAGACCATTTCTTGTTAAAGAAGAAAAGGTGTTATTGGTTGCATTAGAGTCAGATAACGATAATTCAATACAAGACGCTATAATACAGGTCTTACAAAATTGTGTAATGACCGATATTAAGGTTGACAAGTTACCTATATTTGATTTTGAATATTTGTATTTGAAAGTAAGAGCAAAGTCTGTGGGTGAGGTCGTTAATTTAAAACTCAAATGTCCAGATGATGAGAAAGTGTTAGTTGATCATGCTTTAAACCTTGACGATTTACAAGTCAAGTTTAATCCTGATCATAAGAAAGAGATAAGTTTTGAAAAAGATTATGGCATAGTTATGAAATATCCAACCGTGAAAGAATTTAAACAAGATCAAAATCCTTCAGAGGCAAGTTTTAGTCTTGTTAAAGATTGTCTTACAATGATCTATAAAGGCGAAGAAACCTACGATAGAGGCAACATTGAAGATAAAGAACTTGACGAGTGGATAGAAACATTGACACCAGCACAATATAAATTAATATTAAACTGGTTTAAAACAATGCCTAAGATTGAACATACTATCACTTATACTAACCCTAAATCTGAAAAAGAGTTTAAGTTAAAATTGCAGGGAATTAAAGATTTTTTTTAATTTCCCTCAACCATGATACACTAGAAAATTACTTTAGGGTTAATTTTGCATTGGTTCAACATCATAAATATTCATTAAGTGAATTAGAATCAATGGTACCTTGGGAGAGGGAAATATATGTTGATCTTCTATTAGAACATTTAAAAGAAGAACGACAGAGATTAGAAGAAAAGAAAAGGAATAGATAGATGTTAGAAGGATTATCAAATAAAGCCATAGGCACAATTAAATGGATATGGTGGTTTCTAAAAGAAGAACTACCACAATTTTTATCTAACTGGCGAACCGTACCAAGACTTATGATGGTTGCATATGCTTATGCTTTCATAGAAGTTATTACTTGGTTCATGGCACTAGAAGCCCCTAACAACGCACAAGCAGGTTTAGTATCTGTTGTTGTTGGTGCTGGTGCAGCTTGGTTTGGTTTATATGTCAATGGTAAAAAGAGTAAAATATCAAATAACGAACCACCGAGATAATAGATGGCAAAATCATTTAGAGAGTTTTTAGACGAACAAAGAAAACAGACGCCAGATGTTAAAGAAAAAGTTAACATCGCTTCTGCTGGTACAACTTTTTACTTAAATCACATTAAAGATAGAGGTTTAGGTCAAAGTTATATTGCAGATAGAGGTATATCTCAAGCCGCAGTAAAATTAACAGACGATTTCAGAAATGATATTGAGATGTTAGATGGTTCAGATTACAGAGGTTTTGTAGGTTTTGTTAGAAAGTTTGAGTCTGCTCTAAATGAATTGCCAAAGAATAGAAATTTATCACCTGCTGACAGAGAATATGTTGAGTCAGCAATAAGAGATCCATTAGCACAAATCGCTACAATTAGAGGTCCTGTATTAAGACTTGCATATGGATTAGAAGATTTTAAGAAACAATTTAAACCATTAAAACTTGCAGATAGATTACTAGGTGATGTACCGATCATAGGTAATTTAATTAAGTCAAAGATAGAGGATATAGAAGCTGGGGAAGAAGCAGTTATCAGAGCAGGTAGAGAAGCTGCAAAGGCAAAGGCAAGAGAGTTTAGAAAGAGTCTAGGATTAGATGATGACACAGGTGAAGATTTTG